ATATCGTACTTGTTCTTATCAGTTTTCACAATATTGTAATGTGGAAAACTAGGCATACTTGATAACATATCGCCTTCAAACATTTGTTCAAAATGGTCAAAGACATTATCAAATCCTACTGATACTGGTCTTAATTGATTGAAAATAGATAGTGCTTTATGTGTCATTTCTAACCTCCTATTGTTAAGCAAAGTTATTTTCTTTATATTACGACACCCTATAAGGCGTGTCATTATTATTTATATAATCACTATTATATAAATGTCAAGTGGCTGTTTCTTTAAAGAGTATACAGCCAAAACTCTAGCGCTTTCGTTCTTTTTTTAGTTGTTGAACAAAGGGACTAATCCCAAACATACAACAGCGACACCGCATTTGATTTTTAAAATCTGGTAGCGGCAACCTTTTACGCCTCAACTAGGACTTACGAACCGCCTAGCATATTATATATAAGGCGTAAATTCGTTAATAACCTCTTTGTGCTCTCAACTTCTTCTGTTTTTTCTTCCAGTTAGCAGTCATTTCTTTCTTTTTACGCACCCTCTTATCACTAGGCTTTTCGTAATACTGCCTTTGTCTTAACTCTTTAACAAGACCTGCTTTTTGTACTTTCTTTTTTAGTACACGCATTGCTTGTTCCAAGTTATTATTTCTTACAACAACCGTTATACTCACTTACATTACCTCCTTAACTACCATTAAAAGCGTCTACATCAATACCAACATCTGGTTTTTTGTTAGACTTGTCTTCACTATCTAGTAATAAAACTATGTAGTGTATTGCTTTAAATAAATCCATTTTATTTCTGCCTGCTTTCTTACCATATCTACATAGGTATTTAATCGCATTTGATTGACAGAAGTCCTTATCTATGTTTAAATGTCTTAACATATCTTGGACTTGAAATCCATCTTTAGTTGAAGAGTAATGCTCTCCGTATGTTTTCTTTATATAACTTTTTATCTCATCTAATATTGTATCTTCATTATATTTCATATAGTCCTCTTTGTGTTTATATAGTATGGTAAAAAAGGAGAGGCGCCACTACACGCCTCTCCAAGGACCACACTATGGATAGATTGTGAATTAGACAAGGTCTTCCTCATCTTCTTCTTCCTCACTATCATTGGACATCATTTGTTGAGCTTTCAAGGCTTCAGCCTTTTGTTCTTCAGCGATACTTTCGGCAGTTGCCCCAGCATCCACTTTAGTGTACAAGTCAACAAAAGAAGCTTTTGTATCGTCATCAAATCTATTCGTACACAATTCAATTGCCTTCATCTTATTACCGAAGATTGAATATGCTTGTACGATATGGACAAGTCTTCTAGTTGATATAATCTCATCAACCCCACCATCAAAGTAGGTTTTTCTGATTACATCAGCCCAAGTTGATAACTTCTCAACATACTTTTCGTCTTTTTTGCCAGCGGCAGCAAGAGTGTTGTTAAGAATTTTCTGCTCTGTTTTTACAGCAGGATATTTCTGTTCAAAGGTAACTGGAAATCTTTCCAGGAACGCTTCGTTCAATATGTTAGTACCGATAAACTTGCCGTCTTCACTACCTTGACCTTTAGTGTTAGCAGTTGCAACAACATTGAAACCTTGAGCAGGTTTAACAAACTTGTTTATCTTTTTAACATAGACACCATTACCTTCTAGGATTGGTTGTAAACACATTATCTTATTAGACGCAAGGTCAATCTCATCAAGGAGCAATATTGCACCTCTCTCCATTGCCTCAATAACAGGACCATTCTGCCACACGGTTTGACCATCTTTAAGTCTGTAACCGCCAAGTAAATCGTCCTCGTCTGTTTCAATAGTAATGTTTACCCTAATCATTTCTCTCTTACTCTCGGCACAAGCCTGAACAACAGAAAAAGTCTTACCGTTACCAGAAAGACCAGTAATGAATATCGGATAAAATCTTTTTGATTTAACAATACTTCTTACATCTGGATGGTTACCAAATGAAACGAAGCCATTGTCTTTTTGTGGAACAATATCACCTTGTAAAGATGAAATCACATAAGCAGCTTCTGATTGTGTTTCAGAAACAACTTCTGGTTTCTTCTTAACTTTAGTTGAAGTGTTTGTATCAGACAATACTTTGTCATTAGATACAGGATCAACGGCAGGGATACCGTCTAAAGGCAATTTATATTCGCCTCTACCAACTCTCAATTCAGTATTTCTTACCAACCATTGTGGTTTGAAATTCATTCCAAGAGACTTGGATACTTTCAATAACTCTTCGTTATTCAAAGTAGGTTTGTTGTACATCTTTTTAGCAGCGTCAACAAACTCTTTTTGTTTAGTGTTCAAAGTTAACATAGTGTAGTTCTCCTTTTTTTAGTTTATAAGTATATGCTACCATATTTTGATACATATGTCAAGCAAATAATGAGCATTTTTTCAAGTTTTTTTGTCATATATATCAACGCTTTTTGCATATATTAGGCAACCTGTTTGATAAATTTGTTTAATAATACTCTGGAAACGGTTCTTTGTTTCATTGATTTACTAAACAATCTCTTAATATCACCTTTCTTAGCGTTCTCTTTTATCTCATCAAGGTTAGTATTCTCTACTTTCATATCTTTACCATTGATTAAATAAAATTCTGAATAACCATATGCTTCAACAGCAGCGGCTTTGTGTTTGTTATATTCTGCTCTAACTTTAAGTTTAATCTGGTCTTGTAATTCCCAAGATAATTTGTGTTGTCTTTGAGATAAAGCGTATCTATCAAACTCCCATCTTCTACTAGATTTTAAAATAAAGAAACCGATAGTAGTAATACCGAATTTCTTTTTAAGTCCAGTCAGTAATAATCCTGTTGTACCACCTTGACTTTTAATTTCTTTTCCTTTAGATAATTTTAAGATACCAAGTGAACCGTAACCTCTTTCAGGCATTTCTCTAACAACACCATCAACGGTCATATAGTTACCTTTATTGTCTCTATTACTATGACCATCGGTTAAAGTAATTAATGAAAGTTTAGACACTTGATACTTTGACTTAAACAAAGGAACAACTTTATACATAGTAGCAAGTGCCTCATTTAAAGGAGTAGAAGAAAGATGAAACTCACTAGGCGGATATAATCTTTCAATGTATTCCAAGTTTCTTCTATATGAATAATTGTCATTGTAATACTTACCATAAGCATATAAGTAAAATAATGATTGGTCTAATTTTTGTTTTTTCAAAGTGTGATTAGCAATCTCAACTAGATTAAATGCTTCAAACACACTATCACCTGCTTTAAATTTAAAACAAGATTTCTTATTATTTTTAGCGTCAAATCTTCTCTCATCCCAAGAAGCATTTTGTATTCTATCTGAAAAGAAATATACTTTAAAAGGTATATTAATTTGTTTACAGAACCAAACTAATTGTAATAACTGGTCAACCGTTTTGCCAATACAATTTGACATACTACCTGACCAATCAAGTAATAAAATCATTCCGTGGTTTTTAGCGTCTGGTATAACTGATAATCTTTTAAATATATCTTCTGATATTTTGTATTTGTGTAATTTAAGAGGATCAATAACTCCTGTTTTATCAGTAGTCTGCCTCTTGTAACCTTCAGCAGATTTCTTCATTTCAAACTCTTTAACAAGGTATGAAATAGTTGCCTTACTATCTTTTTTAAATTTTTTGTATTCATCAAAGTTTTGATTGATTGTTGATTTACTATGATGTTTAAGAGCATATTCAGTATTAAGTTTTAACCATTTCTTATTAGAATAAACAATCTCATCTAAATTAGCGTCAGGTATTTGAAAGTAATTGTAACCTCTATGTTCACCATCTACATATTTTTGTTGAATTGAATTGTCAATATTGTTTTGAGTTATAGATTTAAGTGGCATATTAATCTTAACATTATCACCACCAGCACCATCAGGATTACCATATTGTTTTTTTACTTCTTTAGATTTATCTTCTGAATTTTCTTTTGTGTCTTCACTCTCTTTTGAACCATCGCCGTTTTCTTTTGTAGCGTCTTCTGATTTATCAGTTTCGTTTTGACTATCGGACTCACTATTCTCTTGTTCGTTATTCTGGTCAGATGATTGATTAGATGAATTTGATTGTGAATTTTCATTATCTTCCTCTTCTGATTTTTCTTGTTCACCATACATTTTCATTAATGGGTGACTATCAAAGTCTGGTAACTTTTTAAGATTTTCATTTTGTTTCTTTTGCCAATCAGCAAGTTTTTTAGCAGCCTCAATAACATCTTTGAAAGTTTTACAACTATCAACAAGATTAACAAATAACATATCTTCTTTTGAGAAGTTAATACTATCTAATTGTTTTGAAGATTTAAAGTATAAGTTGATTTTATCAATCAACATCAATTCTGTATTTAAGTTCTTATTTCTAACATTAAAGAAATCATCATTCCAAAGAATATTGAAACCATCTTTATAATCTTGTACAACACCAGGATATTTCTTTTGTATCATTTTGTCTATTCTAACATCTTCAATAACATTGATATAATCTTTAATGTCTAATAGACCTTCATCTAAACATTTTTTCCACTCACTAGCAGGAGTATGTAAAGCGTGAGAAACTTCGTGTGCAATTAACATATCATAAACAGCACCTTTAGGATTTTTAAAAACTGGAATAGTAAGTACCCTGTCTTCTAAATTAAAAGAAGCAGTCGCTACATTGTTATGTTGAATTGTAATATTTTCTGTAGCAAGTAATTTTGCTAATTGAGATTTGGAATCAATGTTCAAATTCATAGTGTTGTGTCCTTTGTTTATCATTTATACACATATGCTACCATATATTGAAACATATGTCAAGCGAAAAAAGAGCATTTTTTAACTTTTTTTTAGCGTTGAGATATAAGGGTTTTCTGATATATTGTACTAATGACCCTTAAATCGTAGGTTTTCGTCAGGTCTGGAGGGCGCTGGAGGGCGATTGTGAGTGTCCCACGACACATTGTATCTAGGGATTTTAGGGTTTTCTGAATATAAACACAGGCTCATATTTCGCACCACTCTCCTGACTACTCAACTGCAACTTGTATGTATCAGTATGTTCAAAACCTTCTTCAACTGCTAGTCTTACGGTGTCGTCTTCAAATGTTTTATGAGATTTAATGTTCGCTACATTAAGACCCATATACTTACCAGACTTCAAACCGACTTTAACATTTTGTATAGTCTTTCGTAAGAAGCCTTCGTTCCAGTCTTCGTTAGTAGAAAACTGATTAAATGATTGTGCCTCGTCTTCTGAATATTGTTCCCAATTAAAATAAGGTGGACTTGTAAATGCGAAATCTAAACTATTTGCTTTAGGTACAAATGTTTCACTACCTTGTTTATTTAAGAAGTAATGATTATCTGGATTAGCAAAGTCTTCTTTAATCTCTTTTAAACCTTTAAATGTTAGTGTCGCTGGGTCAGTACCTACATAATTAACACCTGATATAATCGCACCTAGTATACGACCACCATAACCCATAGACATATCCCAGACTAGTTCGCCTGGTTTCATAAAATTTTGATATAAACAAGCAGCTGCTGTAGGTCTGAAATTAGATACACATTGCGTTCCTGTATATCTTCTTAATAGACTTCTCATTGTACTTTCTGCTTTGTGTTTACTTTCGGCAGATGAATATGTCTCTTCGCCATATAGATTATATGCAAGAGGTTTTAAATCGTCTACTTTGTATTTACCGAAGAAAGAACCAGTTAATAGTTTTTTGATACCTTTCTTAAAGTGTTCTTCACTCTCAAATATCTCCATAGGTGTCTTCATCTTACCACATCTAATACCAAAACTATGTGGCATATAAGACCACGCCAATGATAAACCTTCTTGGTGTGGTTTAATAACTTTATCTTTAGTCAATAGATTTTTGCAATCAACTAATCTTAACTTAGCCATCTTCTCTTGTCGCCAAGTTTTATCTGTACTATAATAAGGAAAACCTTTTGTCTGCCAGAAAGTATAAACTTCGTCTATGTTCTTTTCTAGTTCAGTTTCATCAACCTTCTCGCCTTTTAGATTACCTTTACTAGTGATTAAGTCTTCACCTTGTATATCTACAAAAGCTGCTAAACTAGCACTACCTTTAGTATCAGTTAATTTTTTCATTTATTGACCACTCATATCTGATTTACCTGTGCCTCTACTATTTGTTGGCACTTTATCTGAATATGTAACCGTATTGCCATTATACGCTTCTTGTTTTCTTATTGAAGTTAAGTCAGGCATAGGTGCTGTTCCTTTATCTTTGCCACTCTCTACTTCATATTTGTTATAACGAGGTTTCTTTGACTTATCTAAACTACCTACATCTAAAGGAAATCCAGGTCTACACTTTTCTACTTTACCACCTCTTTTTAAAAACTCTTCTATGCTCTCTTTTTTCATAAGTATTTCTTTTTGTACCATTTATAAAACTTCTTATCATTAAAGTATTCTGCAATATGGTTAGCAGGTACTTGGTCGCTTCTTATACAATCTGCTACATCCTGATAGTCTGTAATATCAACTTTAAATTGTTTACTTTGTTTTACTTTGCTTAATGCCATTAGTGTTCTTTTTCCGTTTTCGCTCTTGTAATATTCTGCCATAATTAGGCCAACCAAACTTATCAGGACTTTCGCCTACATAACGCCAACGAATAACTCCTGTACTTGGGTTCCTCTCGTATATCTTTTGTCTTACTTCTTTTGCTCTTTTCGCCATTTATTATATCCTTCAATCCACTCTTCTTGTGGAGTGTCTTTTACTTCTCTTGCCTTATCTTCATACTTTAATATAAGGTTTGAAAGTTGTTGAAACGGATAGTTTCTCGCAACCATATCGTTTCGGTGTTTCTTTAAGTCTTCTAATAATTCTTCAAATAACATAATTCTCTATACGCTATCATACTTTGCCAAACTTGTCAAGCAGGTCAAGTCTTTTAAAATACGATTTATCATATACCTCTTTATCTAGTTCTACGCCTATATATTGTCTTCTCATTTCTTTTGCAATCCAAGGCACAACACCTGACCCTGCAAACGGATCAGATACTATATCTTGTTCTTTTGATAGGTATTCTATTATTAATTTAATGAAGTTGTCGTTCCACACATATAGGTTGAAAGGACCTTTTACATTACCTAGTCTTTTCGTATCATACACTAATATGTTCTTTAACCAATCACCACTTCTTTTGATTGTGCCTTTCTTTGTAAATACTAAACAATGTTGATAATTGAAATAATACATATCTCTTTTATCTACTGGATAGTTTCTGACCATTATCTTATAATCTTTTAGACAAT